AAGCCGGGTGTCCCGTCAAGATTCTTAATTGACGTGCCATTGGAGAAACTTCTTGAGACACAGAAGTATGTGAAGCCCAAGATGAGTCCCCACGTGGATTGGAAGAAGTTTTGTAGTGACCCCTTTAATTTGGGAGCGAGAGCGAGATGAAGCCAGAAAAACCTTTTGGTTGGGTTCACATGACTGATGGTAAATGGGAAGATTTTTTCTTGTACAAAGATGGTGTTGGAGAGTGTGAAGATTGTGAATACTGCATCCCACTTTACACCGCACCTGTACGCTCCAGCGACATAAGCCAAGAATGTGTCGATGAAACGGCAAAGTCTGCACCGCCAAGGCAACGGTCTTTTTATGATGACGTTGGGCGCTTAATAAAGGCTGGCAAAGGTTTTTATGACGATGGCACACCCATTGACTACAAAGAAATACAACTAGAAATAAAAGGCGTAGGTGAAGGTATTTTTGAATGTACAAAAGTCTTTATTCCACGACCACCAAAGCGTGAATGGGTTGGGCTGACGGATCATGAAATCAGCGAGTGGTGGTGGGCTGTCACAGGAGAGTTGCCTGAAGACAGTTGCATTGTTGACTTTGCTCGTGCCATCGAAGCCAAACTGAAGGAGCGAAATGCATGAACGAAAAACAAATTGTTAATTGGCTACTAGGTTTTACGATGGGTATGTTGACGGTGCTATCTTACGAGAAGCTAATGAGTGAGCCGTTGATCATCCCTGATGGCGAAACGGTACGTGCTGATGAACTCATCAGTATTTACAAGCGTGGGATTAAAGACGCATTACGGACCAACCCCGTGTCGATGGACCTTGAGCAAGCGTGTCTTGAGGTATGGGCTAACAAACAACCTGTGGAGACAAAATGAGTAAATTCACGTACCCCGAAACGCTAAACGATTTAATCAAAGAAACGCAAGAAACCATGCGTGTAAGCGGTGTGCCATACCCTGTACCCGCACGTGATAAACAGTTTGGTGGTGATCACTACAAACGTATGGGTGTTGAACCTTGGGATGTTGTTGACACGTGGCCTATTGAGCAACGTGTTGGCTATTACCGAGGCGGTGCCCTGAAATACATAATGAGGTTGGGTAATAAAGACGAACGACTCCAAGAGGCACAAAAAGGCTTGCATTATCAGGAGAAGTTGGTGGAAATTCTTAAAGCGGAGCAAAAAGATTCCGCAGTAGTTGGAGTGTCAGGTCGGTCCTACCGGACCGTCGATCCGAAGTAACTTTATCTTGAAGGAGATTTAGATGAACGTTGGAAAGCTACAAGTAGTAAAGGAGTTGCGCAGTGAGTGGTCCAATACGATTACGCACGACGGAGGGCACTGCGTTGTCTGCTCTCGGTGGGGCAAGGTCTACGGGCGAAACATCAATCGAACGATGGCGAAATCATTAGCATGGTTGAAAGCCGCCTGTGACGAAGTTGGTGGAGATCGCTGGGTCGAGGTTGCAAGAAAGGCTCCTCGCTGGATGGTGCGGTCCAATCAGTTGTCTACGTTAAAATCGTGGGGGCTGGTCGAACGGCTGACGAGCGATGAGGGTAAGGTAAAGCACTCAGGCATTTGGCGGGTGACGGGTTTGGGTGTTGCGTTTGTCGAAGGCCGTATCGCTGTGCCTTACAAAGTCTATACATACAACGATATGGTTCACGACGTGAGCGACGACACGGTGACGTTTGCCGAATGCTTTGAAGACACATTCGATTATCAGGCAACGATGAACGAGATCTACGCAAACGCATCAATGCGATCTGTCGAAGAAGTTGAATAACCAAAAAGGGTACACGTGAATTTAATTACAGTAGACTTTGAGACGTACTACGCCAAGGATTTTGGCTTCAAGACTCACACCACGGAGGAATATGTTCGTGATTCAAAGTTTGAAGTCATTGGCGTAGGTGTGAAGTTAAACAACCAACCTGCGGAGTGGGCAAGTGGCACGCACGAACAACTTAAAGAATGGTTACAGAAGTCCTTTCCTTGGTCGGACTCGATGGTGCTGGCTCACAACACCATGTTCGACGGGGCTATTCTTGGTTGGCTTTTTAATATCACTCCCCGTGTTTGGCTTGACACTCTTTGTATGGGGCGTGCTTTGCACGGTGTCGAGGTTAGCGGATCTCTCAAAGCGTTGGCTGAGCGGTACGGCATTGGTCAAAAAGGCAACGAAGTTTTAGCCGCACTTGGCAAACGTCGTACCGATTTTCATCCCGAAGAACTTAGCCGTTACGGAGACTACTGCTTAAACGACGTGGAGTTAACCTACAAACTCTTTAACATCATGGGGCGAGGCTTCCCCAAAAAAGAACTCAAGCTGATAGACCTCACACTGCGAATGTTCATCGAGCCTTTACTCGAACTTGATCTGCCACTCTTGGAGCAACATCTTATGGCAGTGAGGGATCGCAAAGAGGAACTGCTTCAAAAGGCTGGGGTTGATAAAGAAATCCTGATGAGCAATCTGAAGTTTGCTGAACTGCTGAGATCTGTTGGCGTTGAACCTCCGATGAAGATTAGCCTGACCACAGGCAAAGAGACATTGGCACTTGCCAAGAACGACGAGGAGTTTAAAGCCTTAGAGGAACATCCTGACGATAGAGTACAGGCACTGGTTGCGGCGAGACTCGGAACGAAAAGTACGCTAGAAGAAACTAGGACGCAACGCTTTATCGACATTGCAGGTAGGGGCACGTTACCCGTACCCGTGCGTTACTATGCCGCACACACCGGACGGTGGGGTGGTGACGACAAGATTAATATGCAGAACCTACCGAGCCGAGGGCAGAACGCCAACCGGATCAAGCAAGCGATCATCGCACCAAAGGGACACATCATTATTGATGCTGACTCCGCACAGATCGAAGCACGGGTGCTGGCATGGCTGGCCCATCAAGATGACTTGGTCGAAGCCTTTGAGAAAGGTGAAGATGTTTACAAGATAATGGCCTCGGCTATCTACGGTAAGCCGCTTGAAGACATTACTAAAGAAGAGCGGTTCGTTGGTAAGACCACGATTCTCGGAGCCGGGTATGGCATGGGTGCGGCAAAGTTTCAGGCCCAGCTTAAAACGTTTGGCACGGAGATCGACCTAGAAGAAGCTAGGCGGGTGATTGATATTTACAGACGGACCAACGGACGCATTGCCCATCTGTGGCGTGAGGCACAACAAGTTTTGGTTTGTATATCGAGAGGTGATCCGGCTGCTTTGGGTCGCCCCGGTGTCTTAGAAGTTGTTCCTGATAGGCAAGGTATCCGACTGCCGTCTGGACTGATGATGTGTTACGACGATCTACGGTTCTCAGAAGGTGAGAAAGGTTTGGAGTTTCATTACCGAACCCGTCGAGGGCGTACCAAGATCTACGGTGGTAAGGTCATTGAGAATGTTTGTCAGGCGATAGCCCGATGCATCATTGGTGAGCAGATGTTGAAGATCGCTAAGAAGTACCGAGTCGTGCTGACCGTTCACGATGCGATCACTTGCGTCGTGAGGGAAGTCGATCAAGAAGAAGCGCAAGCCTACATCGAGGAGTGCATGAGGTGGGTTCCCGATTGGGCCGTGGGTCTTCCCGTTAATTGTGAATCAGGAATAGGGGCCAGCTATGGAGATTGCTAAAGACGTTGATTACGCACCGCATTATTTGCAGTCGCAGAGACTACTTCGTAAGATATACGAACATCTTAACGAACGTGAGTTTAAAGAAGCAGAAGAGCTAGGCGTTCAGTTGATTGTTGAAACCAAACTTTTACTCAACGCTATAAAGGCTCAGAAATGAAACTACCCCCATGGTCATTTAGTGGCATCAAAGCATTCGACCAATGCCCCAAGAAGTATTACCACTTAAAGGTGGTCAAGGATTACAAAGAGCAAGTCACTGATGCACTGACCTACGGATCGGAGTTTCACAAAGCCGCTGAACTTTACATCAAGGAGGGCACCCCACTACCGCCCCAGTTTAGTTATTCCAAAGGTGCGCTCGACAACCTGAATCAGTTACCGGGCGAGAAGCTGTGTGAATACGAGATGGGCTTGACAGAAGATCTTGAGCCTTGTGGGTTCAAGGCCGAGAATGTCTGGTGGCGTGGGATTGCTGACCTGATCATCCTAGACCGGGAAAAGGGGGAGGCACGGGTACTAGACTACAAGACCGGAAAGTCGGCAAAATACGCAGATACCGGGCAATTGGAATTAATGGCACTGGCGATATTCAAGCACTTTCCTGAGGTACGGAAGGTCAAGGCCGGACTTCTGTTTGTGATCGCTAAGCAATTTATTAAGGATAGTTACACGGTGGACTCAGCGCCAACGCTTTGGCAAAAGTGGCTACGAGACTACGACCGTTTACGGTTTGCGTATCAGACAAATGTTTGGAACCCGAGACCCTCAGGATTGTGCAAGAAGCATTGCGTCGTGACTGAGTGTCCCCACAACGGAGGATATATGTGATGCCGTACAAGAACCCAAAAGATCGAAACTTTAAACGAGAGTATGAACTGCAAGTCAAGCGTGGCGACATTGACGAGAAGATAGAACGTCAACGGGCACGCAGGGCTATTGACAAGACTGGAAAAGATGCCAACAAAAATGGTAAGGCTGACAAGCGTGAAGGCAAAGACGTGAGCCACAAGAAGCCATTGAGTAAAGGCGGGTCCAATAAGGACGGATACTTTATTGAAAGCCGTGCAAAAAATAGATCACGCAATTACAAAAAGTAGTGTATAATTGAAATTCAAGCAAGGGCGAACCCGCCCTTCGCTTTTGTCACTGAGGTTTTATGGAGATTATCGAGAACAAAGCACTCTTATTGCGTGTTCGTGAACCGGATCGCATTACAACTGTTATTCCAAAAAGCAAGCAACTGCCTAACAATCAGGTCGTTGTCAAATGGGGATTGGATGAAGCGCAGGTACTTCGCAACTTGCGCATTAAAAACGTGCCGTCCCCCATTCTCGGGCAGTACGACTGGCCCGGGCAGTACAAACCATTTAACCATCAACAAACAACTGCGGCATTTCTAACGCTCAACCGCAAGGCGTTTTGCCTCAACGAGCAGGGCACAGGCAAGACCGGATCTGTTATTTGGGCGGCAGACTATCTGATGAAGAAGGGCCGCATTCGACGAGTTCTTGTCATTTGTCCATTGTCGATTATGGATTCGGCATGGCGTGCTGACTTGTTTAAGTTTGCAATGCATCGAACCGTAGACATCGCTTACGGTGCATCAGACAAGCGTCGAGCCATCATCAAGGGCAATGCCGAGTTCATCATTATTAATTACGACGGGGTGGAGATCGTTGCTGACGAGATCGCCCGAGCAGGGTTTGACCTGATCGTGATTGACGAGGCCAACGCCTATAAGAATGCACAGACCAAGCGGTGGAAAACGCTTAAGTCTTTGATCACACCTGAAACATGGTTGTGGATGTTGACCGGAACCCCAGCCGCACAGTCGCCACTTGATGCCTACGGACTTGCCAAGCTGGTGAATCCTGAGGGTGTGCCTAAGTTCTTTACCACGTTTAAAGACATGGTGATGACCAAGCTGAGCATGTATCGGTGGATCCCAAAAGAATCGGCAACACAGACCGTATTCAAAGCACTCCAACCCGCTATCCGATTTACCAAAGACGAGTGCCTTGATCTGCCTGAGATGACCTACGTCAAACGCAAGGTCGAGATGACCCCTCAACAGAAAAAGTACTACCTGATTCTGCGAGACAAGATGATGATGGAGGCCGATGGGGAAGCAATCACATCGGTCAACGCCGCAGTAAAAATGAACAAGCTTCTCCAAATATCTTGTGGAGCGGTCTACTCCGATACAGGAGAGACGATTGGGTTTGATATTAAGAACCGGTACAACGTTCTGAAAGAAGTTATAGAAGAGGCATCTCAAAAGGTTCTGGTGTTTGTCCCGTTCAGGCACGCCATCACAATCCTTGCCGACAAACTACGAACCGATGGGGTTACCACAGAAATTATCCGGGGCGATGTGTCTGCATCCGAGCGCACTGCCATATTTAAACGGTTCCAAGAAACGCCTGAGCCACGGGTGCTGGTCATCCAGCCACAAGCCGCCGCCCACGGTGTAACCCTGACTGCCGCCAATACGGTGGTGTGGTGGGGGCCGACCAGTAGCTTGGAAACCTACGCACAGGCCAATGCCCGGGTCCATCGATCAGGTCAACGTCACCCGACCACGGTCGTTCAGTTGTATGGATCTACTGCTGAACAACATGTTTACAGATTGTTAGATAATAAAATTGACGTTCACACACAAATTGTTGAACTTTACAAGGAACTACTTGAATAACTCGCTGTCTGATACAATATAACAAGCTGTACAAAATATTCTATTCTTAAGGAGATTAGTTATGACTGAAGCACTAAAAGCCAAGCCGGAGGTTTTACCGGAGAAGTTGGTCAAGGTCTACATAAAGATGCGTGCCAAGCGTGCCGAACTTTCAGCGGCATTTGACGAGCAAGACAACAAGATCAAGGCTCAGATGGAAAAGGTCAAAGCCGCCCTGCTGGAGTACTGCAAGGAAAACAGCGTCGAGAGCGTGCGTACGACTGAGGGCTTGTTCTACCGCACCGTTAAGACCAATTACTGGACAAGTGATTGGGAGTCCATGGGCAAATTTATTCTTGAGCATCAAGCCCCTGAGTTATTAGAGAAGCGCATTCATCAGGGCAACATGCGCCAGTTCTTAGAGGAACACCCCGATGTGCTACCCCCGGGGCTAAATGTGGATAGCGAATACGGCATCACTGTAAGGAGAAAGTAATGACAGACCTAGCCAAGTTTGTACCGATTGAATCGGTTGCAAAGCATTTCATGGTTTCAATCTCAACGGCCCGAGCGTGGGTGCGGCAGGGGCATATCCCGCCTGACACCTACCTCAAGATTGGTAACACGTACCGTTTTGATTTGCAGAAAGTGGTTGATGCTTTAACCAACCGCCCACGACTGAAACCGATAGTAGTTCCCGAGAAAGAGGGCAAGGAGCCACAACAACTTGAACTCGACTTTGGCAATCCCGACGAAGACATTTAAAGGAGAAACTTATGTCTGACATGACCTTGTTTAAACCCAACAAAGCCGCCCTCGCTCTTTTAGGAGACGTGGAAGACAACCTGACGGATCGCCTTGCCGGGTCCACTGGTGGATCTATTAACCGACGCATCAGCATCAAGGGTGGCGTCTTTCGTGAAATCATCAACGGTAAAGAAGTTCGTGTAAACGAAGAGCGTGCGATGAACGTTGTGCTGGTGAATGCCGCACCCCTTAGCCGCATGTACTACGCTGGGGTGTACAACGAGGGAGAAGTTACCAAGCCAATGTGCTGGTCAAGCGACACACAAACGCCTGACCCCAAGGTGCCTCAGGATCAGAGGCAATCTGCCCGATGCATGGACTGCAAGCAGAACATTCGTGGCTCTGCCGCATCCGGTGAGGGTAGGGCTTGTAAGTTCCAGCAACGTGTTGCTGTGATGCTCGACGGTCAACTCGACAACGAAGAGATCTATCAGATTACGTTGCCATCAACGTCTATCTTTGGTGACGGTGAGAAGGGTAAGTTACCTCTCCAAGCGTACGGTCGCTTCTTAAAAGCGCACAACACGCACGCTATCTCGGTTATTACTGAGATGAGGTTCGACACTTCCAGCCCCACACCGAAGCTGGTGTTCAAGGGTGTTCGCCCCTTGGAAGAAGATGAGTTAAAAGCAGTTATTGCGATGAAGGATCATCCCGATACCATCAAGGCGATTACACTGAACGTCGCTCAGATGGATGGGGTTATCCCTAGTGGGGAAACAAAAGCCCTGACAGTTAAGAAGCAAGAGACTGCACCAGTAGCCACGGAAGAAAACGAAGTGGAAGAGGAACCCAAGAAAGTTACAAAGAAAGCCACTCCTGTAGTCGAAGAGAAGGCCGAACTTTCTGATATTGTGGGCGACTGGGACGATTAGTCTCGGAGGGGAAAGCGTTAAGAGATTCAGTTGTTTCAACGCTACTGATCGGGTGAGTACCCTCCACCCACTTCACTGGTTAACCACGACTAGGCTGACGAGCCGAAAAGGGCGCAAGCCGCACGGTGCCCCTGTCGTGGGTTCTTTTACGTGCGAAGAAGGCGGCAAATGAAAACAGAAGATTTTTTAAGGTCGGCACTGGGAGATGAGGGCTACTACTGTGTAGTCGGATTGAAGCCGAAAGAAGATCGGCGACTGCAAAAGTTTTACGATTCGATTGATGATGTCTTATCTGTAGCGCACAACCTTGATAACGAGGGATTCGATGCCTACTTTGCCTTGGCGACTTTTGAGAATGGTGAGTCACGCAAGCGAGACAACGTCAAACAACTGCGGTCGTTCTTCTTGGATCTCGACTGCGGTCTGTCGAAAGAGTACCCAAACCAGTCCGAGGCGTTGGTAGCCCTACGAGGTTTCTGCAAAGATCTCTCCCTACCAAAACCCACGATCATTAACTCAGGTAATGGCATACATGTTTACTGGTTCTTAGAAGAAGCGATGAGCCGTGACGAGTGGTTACCTGTTGCCGAGCGACTAAAGCAACTATGCAATCAGCATGATCTAAAGGCTGACCCTGCGGTTACATCAGATTCGGCACGGATACTGCGGATACCGGGTACGCATAATCACAAGGCCGACGAGCCTAAAAAAGTAGTCGTGATTGGAGAACCGGGCAACAAGATTACATTTGCTGAGTTCAAAGCTACGCTTGGTGAGGGCTTCATTGAAGCACCCAAGAAGTATGTGCCGATGGAGAAAGATGCCATCATGGAGGCACTCTCAGGTAGCTACACCAGCAACTTCAAAGATATTCTTATCCAGACACAAGCTGGGGTTGGGTGCGCACAGATCGAATACGCTGTCACCAACCGAGCAACATTGGACGAGAAGTTATGGAGAGCGACACTTTCTGTTGCCGCATTCTGTGAAGATCGTGACAAAGCGATCCACAATATTTCAAAGGGGCACCCCGAATACACATTCGATGCCACTGAAGCTAAAGCGAGGCTGATTAAAGGCCCATACAAGTGCGCAACATTTGATAGCTACCGACCGGGCATTTGCCCCAAGTGTCCACATTGGGGTAAGTTTGGTTCCCCGATACGGATTGGTAAGAAGGTCATGGAAGCTACCGAAGACGACAACGTAGTGGTTGAGAAGTTTGCAGATATTCCAACCATGACCCCACAGCAATTCACCATACCGCAATACCCGACCCCCTACTTGCGGGGTAGTAATGGAGGCGTGTTCAAACGAGTTACCACGCCAGACGAAGTAAAAGAAGTGCCTGTTTATCACAATGACTTGTATGTCATTCGTCGCATCCGAGACCCCGAGATTGGGGAGAGTGCCGTTTTACGTTTGCACCTACCACGAGATGGCGTGCGTGAATTTACGATGCCGCTTACAGCAGTGGGGTCCAAAGAAGAATTTAGAAAGTACTTGGCATCGAACGGCGTTGCCGTGATCAAAATGGATGAACTTATGGCATACATTAGTAGGTGGATAAATGATCTTCAAATGAAGGTTGCCGCTGATGCCGCAAGGCTTCAGTTTGGTTGGACAAACGACGATCCCGAAGAACCGGACGGCCTGTCTTCATTTGTGGTTGGCAACATGGAAGTATTTAAAGATCGCATCGAGGTTAACTCCCCGTCATCAAAAACAGTCGATCTCTTCCCAGCGTTCCAGCCCAAGGGCACCCTTGAGAAGTGGAAGCAAACGATGGAGTTTTGGAATCGTCCCGGTGTAGAGATGCACCAGTACATGTTTGGCATTGCTTTCGGTGCCCCGCTGGTCCCTTTCTTTGGGAATATAAATGGTGTGATCTTTCACACGCACAGCAAAGGTAGTGGGTTCGGCAAAACAACAGCGATGTTGGCGGGTGCTTCTGTGTGGGGCGACCCCGATGTTCTGATGCTCAAAGAGCGAGACACCTACAACTCAAAGATGAACCGTGCCGAGGTCTACAAAAACTTGCCTGTTTACGTAGACGAGATGACCAACACCGCACCGAAAGATTTGAGCGACTACGCCTATCAAGTGCCCAGCGGTCAACAGCGTAATCGGCTAGGTGCAAAAGGTAATACCGAAAGGCACAGAGGTAAGCCTTGGAAAACTCTCTTTGCCTCGACGGGTAACACAAGCATGTTAGAGCGTATAGCCCTTTACAAGGCACTACCCAAGGCAGAAGCCCAACGTATCTTAGAGCGTGAAGCAATCTCGGTCGAGTTCAACAGCAAGGCCGAAACCGATGAATTTAGTCGAAACATCATGGCATCTTACGGTCATGCTGGGGTGCCATATCTTCAGTACATCATGGCCCACAAAGAAGAGGTTTGGAAGCTGGTGCTTTCAACTCAAGCCAAGATCGACAAAGCCGCAGGGCTTACAAAAGAAAATAGATTTTGGTCGGTCCATGCCGCCGCAACCATCACTGGGTTGTTGCTGGCTAAACGCATGGGGCTTATCAACTGGCAGATTGCACCGATTGTCCAGTGGGCCATCGAGTCAATGAAGGGCGCCAAAGAAGACATCGACAACATGGGTGGAGATGTTGAGAGTTTACTCACTGACTACTGGGCGGAGAATTACAACAACGTCCTTCGTATCAAGAGTACTGATACGGTCAGAGGTAGTAGCGGTGGGCTTGATCACTTGATCACACCGGATGCAACACCCCGGTTGGCCCTTGTGGCTCGGTACGAATACGACGTTAAAAAGCTTTATCTGTTACCCAAACCCCTCAAAGAATGGTGCGGTAAAAACCAAATTAACTATGGTGGGTTCGTTGCGGGGCTTAAATCGGGACGTACAGCCGCACGATACGTACCAAAACGACTGGGTTCAGGCACTCACATCAACTTGCCGCCACGCTCTGTGTGGGAGATAGACTGTTCGGGATTCTTGACCGATGAGATCGAAGAAACGATTGCTGGTAAAGCCGCAGTCAACGAAAAACCGGATTCGGTTTGATGATTTAGCCCCGGATGGGGTGCGGATTTTAGTGGACTGGAGCCGATTTACTGTGGGGTCTTCCGTGTTTGTACCTGCCATTGATACGACAGAACTTATCGGGCAGTTCCAATCGATAGCAAATTATTACAACTGGGAAATTGATTACCGCTATAGGGTTGAAGGAGGGCGACAAGGGTTACGGTTTTGGCGGCTTGTGTGATACTATTGTTCCGGTAGTTCCTTGTCGTAAAATCTCCTTGTATTAGCTTACAGCCCTCCGAAGTTCGGAGGGCTTTTTTATTGGTACTCCTCAGGATCAGTGGAGTACTCAAGGTCATCATCGTATTCGGCGATGCTACGCATCAGTTCAGGACGCATGTTCTTACTGATCGTGATGCCGTGATACATGTTTGCGGTGGTGCGCATGTGCTGTTCTAGCGAATTAATGATCGTATCAGGGAGAATGGCGGCAGTCGGATGCTTGGAATTAAATTTCCGGATCTTTTCCATAAGATCTTTCTGAGCCGCACCGTCACCTTGGCGTAGCGCCACGTAGTATTGACGTAGCAACTTGGTCCGAGTCTCATTGGTAGTGCGGTCGATACGCTTAATGTTGGCATTAATTTCCAACTGACGCACGTACTCAGCAGGGGCAAATCCAAGCCCTTGTGCGAAGACATTCCAAGGCCCAAGCTCACCTGTAATCGGATCACCACGCAAGGTCTGTGGGCCTTCAGCCCCATAGCGCATAGACTTCAGGACATTACCCATCGAAGACGGGAGCATCTGCTCGACACCACGCTCGACAAAGCCGTCGTTAATAAGATCCAAACCTCTTTCCATACGACTGGCTACACCGAGAACCGGACCACCAAGCATCTCCATCGTGCTAAGCATGAAGCTTTGCTGATCTTTGACGGTGTTGTCACGGAATATTAAGTCAGATAATCCCATGCGACTGGCAACATCCACACCGAATACAGCGTTACCGAGGCCCGAGTACATGGTCTCACCAAGCCACTTGCGTGCAACTTCATCAGCCTTATCTTCATCGTCGTCTGTAAACAAGTTGTACGCCATAGCGGCAATGCCGTAGAGCGGAAGCCCCTGCACACCAGCCATGAGTCCAGCCGAGAGGTAGATGCCACCGATCTGCTTCATAGCCTGACGACGAACCTCAGGATCTTTATCTTTCAATGCTTCTCTAGCAGTCTTAAACAGCATGTAGTACATCGACACGCCGTACCGCTTAAACATGAAGAGGACTTTACCGAGTCCGGTTTGGGCAATCCTTGGAGCCGCCGATGCAACTGTGCCGCCGTTAGTAAGTTCAGTTACGTAAATGGCGTAGTCAGCCGCTTCTTCCTGTGCGGCCTTTCCGGTTTTACCTGCTTTTTTCAGTCTGGCAAGCTCAAGTTCGTAGGCGGCAATCATCGCAACCTGACGGTTCATACGCTCACCATGGTGGAAGACAAAACCGGATGCGGCATTGACCTTGGTCAGAATATTTGTGCTGTCATCAACGTCTAGTACGTCATACACAATCGAACGATTAAGTTGCCCACGAGTAAGGGCTAAATCGGAAAGCGTCTTAAGGTGCGCCAGTTCCGGGTTTTTGTCGAAGTCGATGTTGTCCAGCGACGGGAACGCCCGTACCTTTGCTTTCTTTTCTCCGGTATCGGTCGGGACGAGCATTTCAACTTCTCGGTCGAATCCACTTTGGGTGAAGATTCGGGTTGCTCTTCCGAGTGCTTTTGTTGTTTCGGCATAACCGTATTTACCCCCAAGATAAGGCATTACGACCAACGGTATCTGGGATAAGTTTACTAACGCCGACGATATGTTGAAGCCCAAAGTCATGTTAAAGCCGAAAGATGTTGCCAGTCTGGCCCATAAAGGAACGTTCGGCGAGATAGCAAAGTCAATCCGCTTCTCAAGTTCTTTCATGTACTCAACTGCAACTTCTTCGTTACCTTGCTCTTTAACATGGTCCCGCATCTCACCACGGAGTGCCTCTAACTTATTGGCGTACTCCAAATTAGAAAGCTGGCGGGACAGGTTATAAGTCTTAGTCCGAAGGGCACCGATGGCATCACGCTTAAATCCAAGCGTGCCTTTTCGTCGCCGGAAAGACTGGGCAAAGGAGGTCTCTGGCAGTGCGTCTAAGAATAACCGCATCACCTGATCAACCGCTTTGGAATCAACTTTATTTACTTCCATCACCCGCAAGACGCTGTTTACAAACGAAGTGGGTGGGGCGTTTTTGTAAGAAATATCGGATAGGTTGGCAAATTTTTGGATCTGCTCAGCACCTGATGCCTTGAGTTCTTTAACAGCATCGTCCCGCTCATACTTGGTCTCAAACGCCTCGACGAACAGTTCTTTCGTTTTGGTGCGTGGATCAGTGGCGTGGTACGACAGCCAGTATTTACCCGAACGTGTTAACGGGAAGTAAGGCTCAATGGCACCTTTGGCAAAAAGCTTTTGATAAATTTCTGTCTTAACTTTTCTTGCGGTCTCTTTATCAGTTAAAGAGTCGTCGATGCGAGAATCCAACACACGCTTAACATCTTGATACAAGGCGTTGTAAGTATCACGCATCTGGTTGTAAACAGATTGACCCCCCGAAGCTTTTAACTTCTTCCAGTTTGCCTGTAGCTTGTCCCAAGCATCCAACTTCTCGGGGTCTTCAATATAAGAAGTACGAGGCTTACTGGGGTCAACTTGATCCAAGGTGCTGGTGTAGACCACCTCATTAAAGGTGTCCAGCATATCGGGATGGTCTTTTGCCCACTGAGCAGTGCGCTTAATAATTGGCTCAATGCTTTGGTTCCGTTTGCTTTCAGCACCCGCACGCTCCCCAACAAGGTCATCCAACCTCTTTGCCATAGGAATGTACGTACGGGAGATGTCCACCAACGCATTAAGCGGAAGTGCCGACATGACCACGTCTTTGATCGTATTCGGCACAGAGCCTGTGAAAAACTCGTGGAAACGGGCAACCTTTTCTTTGTCCAATTGCGGGAAGCTGTGAACCCGTTCTGCTAACTTATTAAAGACAGCCCCACCATTGCCGAATGTAGCGGCGGCGTACAACATTCCTGCATCACGATTGCTTGGGGCAGGAGACAAAATGGCGTCAATAAGGCGAGTTGCCCGGTCAGCCGCAGTCTCAACACCACGGGTGGGTAAGCCGATTAGCCTACGGACAAAGTTACTGATGGTGTTGGCAAACCGGTCCCATGCCGAGATCTTGCCGCCTTTCGGATTGATGGCGTGCAGTTTGACTTGGAACTCAGAATTAGAGAACGCCTCAGCCACAAACTCGTCAAGACTTGTTGCGCCGTATGCAGTGTCAAGCGAATCTTTAACATCTTGATACAACTGGTTAAGCTGTTTAGTAACAGGATGTGACTTGTTATCAAGTATGTGAGATGTTGCCGCATGGACTGACTCGTGCAACAACACGTGAGGCGACATGCCTAATTCAGCGTCTATCTTGATGGTGTCTGTCTTGGGGTCGTAGAATCCAGCAACCGTTTGACCCGCATCGTCTGTAAGGTTTTGAATTACCTCAACTTTTGTGTCGCCTATGGTTGCGGCAATGCGCATAGCGGCACTACCCATAGTAGAGTCAAGCCTACTACCCATAGTACGTAAGGCACCACGTAGATCGCCAGCTTGGATCAAGCCACGCACTGCCGGGTGCAGTGGCATCCCAAGGTCAATGATGGCGGTGATCTCAAGCTTTTTCTTTTCCGGTCTTCCTTCTCGCACAACGTCTGTAAATGTTGTGGGTCTGGGGCGTTCTTTCTCAAGCTCTTTTTCTCGTGTTTCCCAAAATTCTTTAAGTTCCGCTTCAGTCCAAGACGGGGTAACTTCCGGTGCGACTTTCTTGCGGCGAACTTTTGGCTTGCCAGTCTTTGGCTCGGCCTTAGCTATGTTTTCTTGGATGACTTTAGAGATAGCTTCTTTCTCAGACATACCTTTATCAATGTAAGTCTGCATCCGTTCTGCGGCTTTGTCGCCATAGAAATAGGCGAGGTCCGTAGTCGTTGGTTGAGAAGTTGGCGACGAAATTAAACGTTGAAGTGCTTCATCCGTAAAGGTGTTCTTGATCTCTTCTTGTGCGTTAACAAGTTTAACCAAGGCACCTTTAGCCTCATTACTAAGATTGTCGTTAACCCAATCTCTGGCTTTACGTGCATTCTCCCCGCTCATGCCTCGGAAGAAAGCGGCCTCAGCTTCACTCTCGGTCGTGCGTCTAAAGAGTGGTGGGTCATAAACAAGGTCGAATGCGATGTTAAGTAGGTTGTCAACAACCCGTCGCATCTTCTCAAAATAGATACGAGCCGCCTTGGCGGCGGGCTTGAGTTCCATCGGTGCCGCATTCAACAAACTTGTGATTGCTTGCACATCTTCTTTTGGGGGGCCAAAGGCCGTACCAATGTCGGACTTAATGATGTCGCTGTAAGACCCGCTAATAATTTTCTCAAAGCTGACCAACGGCTCAGAAGCAAGTTCTTGCCAAGCCTTGTTACCTTTTCCTTCGGCTTCTTCTACAGTTTGAGTAGTCTCATCAGGAGGTGGTTTTTTACCCTCTTCGGTAGGGGGAGCTTTAGGCTTAGTAGGAGTAGGCTTTTTAGCCACGCCTTTAGCAGTTCTTTCAGCACCTCGACCAGCACCTCTCGGCTTAGTCTCTTTAGCGGTCTTCTCAGTTTTCTTAGTTTCTCCCGCCAATTCATCTTCCAACTCCTTTTGTAGATCTGCTTGCTCTGCGGCGGTCAGGTCTTCATCTACTGTAATGTCTGGCTTTCTTTCTCGTGATTTATCAGCAGTAGTGCGTTTCTTAGCGCCAGCCAATCCCTCAGTTGGAGGTGCCTTAGGTTCTTCGGCACCTTTAGCTTTACTTGGTTCGGCTCGTTCTCCAACTCCGACACCACCCTCAGGGCCAACTCCAACTCCGGTTGGCTCAACTCCTCTAGGTTGTCCATCACGTTTCGCTCCTTTCGGTGCCGCACGGACCCCACCACGGGGTCCAAACATATCTTGTTGCTGGGCTAAACCACCAAATGCTTGCATTGCAACAGACTCAACAGCTTCTTTTGTAGCCGTTGAAAGGTTTGGATTAGCCCTGACACGAGCCATCACATCTGCCACCAGTTGTTGCTGGCCCGGGTCAGCCATATCTTTGTTAAGAAGTTGTCGGTAGTAGCCCGACTGTCTGGGCAGTCCAGTCTTATCTAACACCTCAGGCGTTAAGACAAGTGGAAACTCCGCTTCTACTTCAGGCTCTTCTGCGACCTCGGGTGCAAGACGCTTGCCAACACCGGGGATGCCTAACTGTTCAGGCACCCGTTCGGTTCTCTTCTCAGGTATGAGGGCCTCTAACTCAGCCGTTTCCGGTGAGGTGGGTGTAGGTTCGGGAGGTGTGGCATTTCGTATGTCATAAACCCGATTAACAATATTGCGCTCACGAGGTGTCAGTTTTGTATCTGTGTAGCCTTCAGCCTTGAGTGCATTGACAAACTTGCGAGGTATGTTGCCCGGTTCAAAAGCTTCAACAATTGGAAGCAGAATTTGTAAGCGTTTCTCTTGAGATGTTTTTTCTTTGTTAGCTTCAATACGTCCGGCTAACTCTGCCATGTCTGATTCAAATTTTAATCTGGCAGTTTCAAGATCTTCGGCGGTTGTGTCTTGAGGTGTTGGATCTGTCTCAGCCAGCATCGACTCAATGTCGGCTGTCTCCAACTCATCAATCATGTCCCGAGTTTGCGTATCTCGGCTTACAGGTTCAGCCTCTGGCTCAGTGGGTGTTTCACGTGGAGCAGTAATCTCTCCAAACAAATCAGGTTCAGCGGCACCGAATGTTTCTTCTAAGGCCGCTTCTTTACCTCGACGTGCAAGATCACGATCAAACGGGGACAACCTTGCAAGTGGGTCTGAAGTGCGTAAATCTTGTTCACGCTCTCTAGCGACTTGGTCTTGTTGAGTAGTGTAAGTATCAAGATCTTTTTGACTTGTTATGACCGACCCGTCAGGCATGATAACCGGAGTAAACGGTTCAGCTTGGTAACTTAAAAGAGGCGGTTGCGTTGGACCTGTCGGTCCCTCTGCGGTAGGTTCTTCGTCCGATGGACCACGTCTTGCACGGCGGCCCAGTGCCATATCAGTAATGGCTTGGATCAGACCACCAACACCTGCACCGTAGCCAAGGGCTTCGCCGGAACCAGTGAACACGCCAGCCTCGGGATCGTAAATACCCTTAGCAATTAAGTTTTGAGCAATCTGTGCAGAAGCTTCTTGCAAGCCCTCGGCACCACCTGTGGCGGCGGCACGTCGTGCCCGGGACAAAATGCCGTCTGTAAGGGGCTTACCTAAGTTATCAATAAACTTAAAGACAGGAAGGATCTCGGTTACACCAACAAGACTACCCAGTCCGGTGGCAGTGCCCCGTTGTTCTTCCGTTGCACCTGCCTCTCTCGCCCTTTCGCTTGCCTCACCCGCACCGGCGGCGGCACCGAGACCACCCGCTGTAACCCGCCCAGCAACACCTAAAGGACCAAGCGCAAAGAATGGGATGGTGGAACCGAGGGCTTCACCAAACTTACGCCCAACACTTTCTTCGTAGCCGGGAGCCGCTTCAAACGGCTTCTTAGCAATCCCAGCAATTTCTTTTATCTTGTCACGAGCGGCTGTTTCTGTTTCTTCATCAAAAATTGCAGATGCACCCAGAGCGGCAGATTCGACAAGACCAATAGCACCCGGTACAAGACCTTTAAAAGTCTCGCCGATTTGCCCACCAAACGTGGTCTCAGGTTCTTCTTCAACAACAGAGGGCTGTTGCAATTCAGTCATCCGACGACGGTAGTCGTCACGACGTTGTTGCCGAATGTAGCGTTGAGCGGCGGCTAGAACATCAGATTCTTTTGCGCCTTCTGGTCCTTCAATCTCATAGATGTTGCCATCTTTAGCCTGAACTTGATAAATAGGCATGGTGGCTCCTATTTGGTGCTACCGGGTTTAACTCCTACAACTTTTAAACCACTTCCGGGCATAAGCGAATCAATCAAGTCGTCGTACTGATCTTCAATACTGCTAACAACAAGATCTCGACGGGCACGCAAATTAGCTAATTGCTCCTGTTGAGACTTATCTAATTTACCACCCATAATTTGCATAGACTCAAGTGTAGAAATCTGCTTATCAATTTCTTTAGTTGCAGAATTAATTGCCCGTTGCCGCCCGTCGGTGAGAAGACGCAACTGTGTTTGGGTACGCATTTCACCTTGCAGATTCCGATTGGCATCTGCAATATCTTTTTGAACTTTTGCATTAATATCGGCAATTCTTTCACGAGAGTCACGGTCAAGTCCTGCGCTGTCAAGTTGCTTATCCACATCTTTACTGCGCATTTCAAACCCACGCATTGTTGTACCAATTTTAGCGGCTTCTTGACCCGCACCGATACCTTTCTCAACAGCGGCTCTTTCAATGCCAATAACATCTTCCAGTTTCTTCTGGACAGCTTCAGTACCTTTAAGGCGTTGTCCAAAACTTCGACGACGCTCTGCTTCAGCCCCACCGGAAACTCCCGCCATTACGGAACCAAAGGAACCACGGTTAGCCGCACCACGGAGGGCGGCAGACAATCTACGCTCACGTTGCGCTTCGGGGTCCATCTCTTCAGCATAAAGCCTACGAAGATCTTCTGCACCTTTGTTGTAAGTATCCCGCTGGGCTTGGGTGAGGCCAAGCAATCCCGCAACCCGAGTTTCTTCGGCTTTTTGCATAGCCATTGGATCAGTTAAAGCTGGGAGGCCAGCCCCCGCCATGGGTGGATGGGGAGAGGGTGCGGCAGGGGCTGGCGCAGAAGGAGTGGGTTTAGCACCGGGAAGCGTAGCGAGACCGCCGGGAGCAGGTGCCGGAGTAGGCGGTGTGGTAAGTATACCGGGAGCAAGAGTAGGAGTTTTTTGGGGGAAGTCCCGCAAAAAAGTTTGAACAGTGTTGGCGGGAGGTATAGGTTCTACACTTTGCCTGTAAGCCTCTAATTCTTCGGCTTCTTTCTTAGGTACAAACCCTCTGCCGGGAACCTCAACAAGTTCTCCACGCAAGATCTGTTTTTCTCGCATGTCTTCCGCAGACTCGTAACGCCCTGTCATTGGATCTTTAGCAAACTGTGGTTTAGGGGGAGGTGCGCCTTTAGGTGTCCCATCAGGATTATGTGTTTCACCATATTTGCGATCCCATGCGTAAACACTTGGGTCACCGGGAAGCTTGGGCCTTGGGCGAGGAGGCACACGACCTTCAACCAAATCACCTTCAGCAAAAGCCACAATGCCACCACCCGCCATACGAGCCATACCCGGTGCGGGGAGTGTAGCAACACCTGACCCTAACATTTGCTGGAGTCGGCGTTGATCCATAGCTTGTTTCTGCCTTGCAAGACCACCCACCTGTTGGGCAAGCTCTTGCTTGGTCATGTTCATAACTTCTTGCTCACGCTGATCTTTAACTGTAGGGGGTTGACCCTGTGCCGCTTGTTGTTGCGCCATCTTTAACTGCATATCTCGGGCGGCGGCTTCTTTTTCAGACTTAATCTTTTGCAGTGCAAGAAGATCCAGAAGCTCCTGCTTCATCGCATATTTTTGCTGTAGTTGTTGAGGGTTGCCTCGGTAAGCATCTATCCGAGAATCAATTTCGCCTTGAATACCGTACGCCATAGTTATACCCCGTTACTTTCCACCAAAGATGATGTTATACAGATCACGCAGACCACCTGCCCCAGATAAAATTTCAGACAGCGCACTGGGCTGTGCGTAAGTGTAAGTCTGTGCCGCAACCGGAAGACCCTGTAAAAGTGACTGCATGTACTGGGTTTGCTTATAGGGGAAATCACGCTCTTCTTCAAACTGTTGTCGCTCAGCCGTAAGTCCTTCTTGCTCAATGCCCCGTTGTACACCACCGAGTTCAGCTTGCCTTCCTATCGTAGCAAGACCGTATTCTCTGGCTCGTTGCTGTTGCTCGGCTTGACGTTGTTGCTCAACATTAAACTGTTGCTGAGCCGTATCAAACGCTTGCCTGTAACCAGTGCCGGTAATACCTGCTAGGTTCTGTAACAAGTTTCTATTAAGTTCAGACTCCATAATGGCCTGACGACCGCCACCGTAAGCACCTGCCCGAGTGAGCCGACCTGCTTGCTCTACCCTAGCGATGTCGGCTTGGCGACGAGCCTCATCAATTTGAGGTTGTAATGCCGCCATGAGGTAGGGATTCATATACTGCCCCGCCGCTTCCGCAGTAAATGTCTGCGGTGTGTAAGCCGTCATCTGATCAGTAGGGATAGTTAAGCCAGCCAGTCCTTGAAAAGCTTGAGTCTGTAATGCCGACTGCCCTGCTGTAAGGGGTCCGGTATAAGCTTCATAAGGCATCGAGGCAAGTGCTTGCCCACGGCCCAGCATCTCCGTGACATAAGGACCGGCCCAGTTAGATAGGGACGACTCCGTGCCTGTCTGTTGCCCGACAATCGGGTCGGCGGGAGTGGTTACTCCGGTGCTATCTGTTGTTGCCATAATTTACCTCACGCAAATAAGTATTTGTTAGGGTTAACTTCTTTACCCTGTTTAGAAGTGCCCGTACGTGCCTTACGAATACGAGCCATCATTTCATACAGTTTTTTTGCACCTGCTTCGGAGTTGCCGTTACCAAGATGACTGACAACATCTGCGGGAATAACGAACTCACCATGACTTAGCGCCGCTGGCTGTTCTCCGTCTTTACTAACAATTTTAGTGCGTAGTTCGTCACTCATACCGTCTGTGGAGCCACGTAAGTACTGACCCGATTTAAGTCCAGCAATACCGCCAGCCGCATAAGTAGGCACTGGCTTATCCTCAATAACCACAGAGGCGGGACGAGGTGTGGTTTCTTCAACAGGAGTTGCAGTAGCAGTCGGGGCCACGGGCCGCTTCTCATTTGCTAAGTTAGCGGCATTCAAGGCGGCTAAACCAGCGGCTTGTTCTGTGGCGGCGGCTCGTGCGGCTTCTAATTCCTCAGGTTTGGTATAGCTAACGTCAGAAAAGTAACGTCGCCCACCACTACCGGGGCGGCGGTCTGCTTCATAAGGCACATCAACCCGCTCACGGACAGCCGTGTATTCAGGGATCTTACCTTGATAACCCGTGGGCTGTTGCTTGGCACCGCCAAGACCCATCAGTCCCATTAAGCCACCACCAACCGTTGCTATACTTCTCCAATCAACACCACCTCCGGGTTTCGTAAAAGCACCCATGAGAGTTTTTAAAATGTCACTACCAATACCCGAAGATGGGGACCAAACTTCTTGGTTGTCAAAAAAGTAATCGCCCGTAGGGGAGATAGCAGTGCCGTCTGAGAAATAACGCCAGCCATAACCTTCCTGACCGGGCTGTGCAGGGTTGGCAATTTCCTCTACGTTGTAGTCATTACCGTAGTCAAAATTAAACCAACTGTCGTCATAGGCGTCATCTCCCGCACCAAGCTCGTCATAGGTGTAATTACCCGAGATAGCGTCTGCCCAGTCTTGTTCAAACTCATCCATACTTATCCCCTAATAATTCTCAAAAGTGCATCGGTCACGTCTTCTTCGACTGCACCCCCTTTAGCATAAGGAGTTACAAACATCTGCTCTTGTTGTGGCGTAGCAAAAATACTGGGGCCAGAGATGTCGTAAAGGTACCTTAATTGTAGTGGATCCGGGGCTTTTACGGTAACTTGTTGCCCCGCAACATCCGGTGCGCCGCCTAGCATTGAAAGCAAAGTATTTACATTTTGCCTTTGTTGCGTCTGTTTGGCTAGTTCCTCAGCCTGTGCCTGACCCGCCGCCGCTTGTTCAGCCAAAGTAGCGTAGATTCCAGTGGGTTCTTGCCGCCAAACGGTTCCCTCAGCAGGGACAAACGGCATATCGACGGTGCCACGCACCACATTCTGTAAGAAGTCAAGGTCAGCCTGATCAATAACACCGTCTTGATTTGTGTCGTAGGCTAGTTGTTCTGGGGTCAGAGTTGTCGTCGGCTCGGCTTGTTGTGTGGTAAGGATGTCTTGCACAGAGCCTATGTCTGCCTCGGTGACGCCTCGATAGGGTGCGCCAATTGATTCCTTAATATCATTGATATTTTGTTGTAAAGCGTTGTATCTAAACTCATCTAATTTACCTGCGGCACGATCCGCAAGTAACTGTTCTTCATACTGCCCAATCAGTGAAGCCGCATCCTCAGGACGCACGTCTTTGAAGCCAAGGTTTTCAAACGCTTGTATGACTTCATCTTGAGAAACAACTCGTGGATCGACAAACTCTTCCAACTGGGTGCGCAGTGCCTCTTCTGAAACCTCTGGCCCTTGCTGGATGTATTGTTGAATTTCCTGCTCGGTTGGGGTGTAGCCAGCCTCTTCAAAAAATCCAAGTGCTTCTTCTCGTGTTACTTGGCGGGGGCCAACGTATTCCTCAACGGCAGTCTTTGCATCGGTCTCGGGCAGGTTTTCTCTAATAATCTGATCGATTTCAGTGTCGGTTGGGGTGTACCCAAACTCGTCTTCAAAGAACGTTTTTGCTTCTTCCCGAGTGGTACCAATCGGATCAAATTCTGTTTTAGCTTGCTCAAGTGTGTCAGCCTCAGATTTTTGCCCAATGTATTGGTTAATTTGATCTTCAGTTAAGGTAATGCCTTCAGCCGCCGCCGCATCAATAATCTCTTGTCTGTCAACAAATAATGGGTCAATGTAGTTATTGACTGCATCCGGCAAAGCGGTATTTGGTGTGGCACCTGTAACGGCCTTGATGTCATCAGGCTTTGCTACAAAATCGGGTTGGGATGCAAACGCCTGAGCGGCTTCATCAGTGCTGGTGTAATCCGCATCGAACTTGGTGTTCAGAATGTTTGTCTGAGTGGTTGTGTCCGTTATGCCAAGGTCATTTAACTTGGTCGTGAGGTCTTGCGGAGTGGTCGAAGTCGTGATCGCTTCGTTAACTTGTGGGCTGTTGACGACAATGTTAGAGACAATATCTTTACCTGTAGATGCCGTGTAAGCACCTCCAGCGATGCCGCCCCCTGCGATTGCTCCTAATATAGAAGATGCAGTAATGTTGGCGGCAACGTCCCGAGTCGGATCCAACTGATACAGTTGGCCCTCAACATAGGCTTGGGAGAGACCCTCTTCAATACCTTCGGTAACACCCTCTTTAATAACAACCTGACCGCCCTCACGAACCCGGTCACCTAACTCATTAATTATGCTGGCAAGCTTGCCACTACCCTCTTTACCGAGAATAACTTTCTCAAGGGCGTTACCACCAAGACCGAGTGTCGTTGCCGTAATCGTTCCTGCCACCAGACCAGACTTAGCCGCAACGTCAAGACCAACACGCACCGCATCGGACTCATTCATGCCTTTAGCGACGGCTAGGTTGTAGGCTTCTTCAAATGCATTTGCCGCCGTACCCCCGGCACTTTCGGCAATGTCAGACACCCCAGCGGCGGCAATACCTGTGCGAACAGCAACCCGATTGGCAAATGTAGTGCCCATACCTCGGGCAAGTGCTAAACCTCTTGCAAAAGTCGCCGCTCCACCACCAACTAAGAGAGGGACAAGTTCTTGCATCCCCTCCACGCCGATGACCTCAGCAAGAAATTCAGCCGGATGTTCTGTTAAGTTTGTGTAGATTGCATCCACCATGCCTGTGAAGCCCTCGGCTTCGGCATAGTTTGTGTTCATTTTTTCCAGAGCGGCTTTGTACTCGTCCGTGTTACTGGCGGTACCAAGATCAATAAGTGTTTTTGCCAACTCCCCTGCGGCGGTGCTTTCGGGGTTTATGTCAAAGAAAGTCACCAAGCCATTGAACGATCTTAGAATCCCACCCCCTGCTTTAATTGCATTAGCGGCGGTGTTAATGATGGTGGAGTTGTCTGTTGCTTGGGCAATATTGATTGTTTTTTTAGCCAGCGAAACAAGATCATCACTGATCGTGCGGTCCACGTCGGGTAGGGTCGCCGCTGAATATACCCATGCTAGGGGGTCTTCTTCTAAAAGATCCGCAGAACGTTTTGCTGTGACAGTAACGTCATTTAACTCTGTAAACTCCCCTTTAAGGGGATCCCACTGCTTAACAGGAGTTTTAGAAATCCAAACAGGTTTACCATCATCGGTTGTAAGTAAAAGTGCATCACCCGCTCTATACTCTTCCGACGTTGCGTATTTAGCACCCACAGGTAAATCAAAAGTGCCTTCAGGAGGTTTAGCCCAGTCACCGTAAGCGACGCCCGTGACATCAATTCTGAAGCCTTCTTCGTTGGATTTTTGTAGGGCCTCATCAATTGTTATGGCGTTACCAGTAAGATAGTCTTGAATGCTGGCACCACGCAGAGCGGCAAGGTTGTTGCCGTAGGTTTTGGTTATATTGTCGTTGAAGTTTCTAACATCTTCATCGGAAAGCTGGGAAATGCTGACCCCCTTTTCATCTGCAAGATCAACAAGTAACCGGCCCTTTTCTGCACTAATATCGGTTTGAGCCGTTTCAAGATTGGTTTTAAGGCCCTGATACTGACCGTTTGTTAACCAATGCTCAAAAGCCTGATTGTCTGTCAGATTTTTTAGGTCGTTAACTTCTTTGTATTCGTCAACGTTAAACGTCGGATCCATTTCCTGCACGAATGCACGAGTGGTGTTGAAGTACAGAGTGTCGTATGTATCTTGAAGTGGTTGAAGCGTTTTTCTGGTGTCTGCTAAAACAACTTCGTAATCTTCATAAAGACCGTCGTAGTTTGTTTTAAGATCAGCCAACTGATCGCTGTAAGCATCAAGTTGAGGTTTGTAAATTTCTCCATATTCCTTAGTAAACTGGTCAACGTAATTGTTGAAGTTGCCTATGGCTTCATTTGCCGCCGCCGCAGTCGCTGAGTTAGGGTTCTGCTCGTAGGCGTTTCGGGCGTCTTGAGCCAGACCAAGAAGTCGATTTTGCTCGTCTACTTTTTCTTGGAGTTCAGTTCCAAGATTGTTGTAAGCCGTGACAATCGCCTGTTGTTCTTTGACGTTGTTGTTAACCGAATTGGTTGCTACGTCTAATTTAGACTGTTCTACGTTGGCTTTACTTACTAACTCATTAAACTCATCAGACAAAATGTCGCCAAGCTGTTTTACCCCGACCTTCATTAAGGTAGCTTGGAGTGCCGCACTGGGATCTTTACCTAAAAACGCCGCAGTTGTCACATTAGTAAGAGCTTGAGCGGCGATGGCTTTTTGAGAATTAGAGATGTCGGGGTAATCTTTAGTAACTTCATTGACCAGCTTGGTCGCAACGCCACTGCCTTGAATAACAGCGGCAACCGTTGCGCTGGTTATGTCTTGTCCCGTGAACTGCGAGTTGATTGATGCCTCAACAACTTTTGCCGCAGTTGGATTTTCTTCTCTTAGCTTAGTAAACGCACCGTTTGTATTTACGTCAATCTGGTCTATAACAACGGTGGTTAGTGCGTTTCCTGCACCAAAAGCAAGACTTGTTGCCAACGCATCTGCTGGGTCTCGGCCTAATACAATCCCTGCCGCTGTGGCACCGAGAGTGGATCCTGCAAAATTACCAGCAATATTGGCAAGCGTATTCATGCCCGCTTCTTGCGCAACAATCTGAGCAAGTTGTTCAGAACCCATCTCTAGGCCGTATTCAGCGGCGGTCGCCGCTTCAGTTGCGTAACTGCCTACAGCCTCACCAACAGCCTGACCAACTTGTTGGGCAATATAGGACTTAGCCGCCGCTTCTAAAACATCTCCAAGGTCACCACCTTGTAGGGCAACTGAACCACCAGAAATAATTGGAACCGCCCATGCGTTACCCGTAGCAATAGCGGCAATGTTAGCTATCGCAGTAATCGGCCCAAGATTGGACGCTGTGTCTTTCCATGCCGGGAAGAAGATGGGAATCCCATCTTTAAACATAATCCCGTAGTCCGCCATCCCCTCGACAGAGGTGTCAAAATCGTAGCGTTGGTATGCACCGTTAGCCCTGTCAATTACTTCTAGGGGTTGCCCAAACTTAAACGTGTTGCGAGTAACCTCTAAATCTCTCCAGTTCCCACTAAGACCAACCTCAGGAATTTTTTCGCCCGTTTTTTTGTTGATTAGGTATGTGCGAGTAACGTCACCCCCACCAGCCTGATGTTGGGCACGGGTTTCCGGCAGAGTTGGATCATCAACCTTTTCTGTAACGGTGCCAACATCATAGATTGACGTAACGCCTGTTGCTACAAGTTTGGCGGCTTGCGCATAAAAGATGTTTGTTAGTTCTGCAACATTATCGTTACGGTATTTGTAGCCGTCTTGCTTAAGAAAGTCGTATTGCTGTTGAAGTTCTTTCGTAACTTTGTTGACTAACTCGGGGTTTAGTATTTCCTTGCCGTTAATTTGACTTGTTATCGTCAAAGGCATTTCAGGAATTTCAACCGTTGCTTGTTCTGTGGGAACTTGAAAAACTTCTTGTTGTAAGTAGGTGTTCGCCGCCGTTTGGTCCCCAGTCCCTTGTGCCCCAAAAGCAATATTTTGAGCAATGTTGTCAGGGGTTGAAGCACCTGACATTACTTCAGAAACCCAGTACATATAACCGGGATCCGTTGGTGTCGGTGTGCGCCCTAAAACTGTTTCATAAGTTGACTTAACAAGAGCCTTGGCTTGATCCTCTGCTTTTTGTTGAGCCACAAATTCAGGAGTTAACTCAATGTTGGTAGGAACGGTTGTTTGTGTTGATGCGTATTGAGATTCAAGTTGTAAGATGCGCTCCGGGGCCGAAGCAACGGTAGTGTTATAAATTTGCTGAATTTCTTGAGTATTGGCTCCATAAGCCGCCGCTAACTCTTGGGGAGTTACACCGTAAAGATCCAAGGCACCCTTAATATCTGCGGCGGTTCCACCAATACTTACTAAGCCATCAACGTAATCTCTGATGACGGAAGACTCAAACTTGGCGGCGGCAGGTTCAAGTTCTGCGGTATTTTTTGCTTCGCCGCTTGCAACAGCCCCACCTAAAAAGGTTTGTATTTCGTCAGGTTCAATTGTTGGACCAAACTCTTTTGCCCAATAAGCATATCCCTCGTCATCCGGTGGACGACCAAGAACTTGTTCATATAATTCGGTAAGCGTAGTCATTTACGGTACCGCAGAAACAAAACTGATTGAGCCAATGGCTGACGGAATAGCAGGTCTGGCATAGGGAGATGTCTGCGCTGTATCAGAAAATATGTAAACTCCGTCCTGCACACCAGCATCGTAAGCCTGCTCAGTTGCCCAATAAAGCTCAATCTCGTCGCCAACGGCAACCTCAAAAACAACTTCAGAATAGCCAACATTTAACGCCGGTACCCCAGTACTTTTTCTTGCCATTAACGTAAACTGCGTTGTCGATTTTGCTACGTCTGTTCCATTATTTCTTAACCATACAGTTGCGTCGTGCGCTGCGTTATCTGTATTAGCAAATTGTAAACTGTAAGTAATCTTATATACACCCGCCACCTGTGCCGTGGCTGATCCGGGAGAGTTTAACGTCCATAAATACTCAGAATTAAGCGTGTCCCATGTAGCTAAAGTCGGCGTGTTGTTGCCAGTAGCATACTGAGCGCCAGAATCCGATGCGGCAATGTGGGGTAACTTAAACCCAAACCCATCACCAATGAATTGACCGCCGTAAAAATAGTCGGCCCGATAAGAGTATGCTCGGTTAGCGGCATCCGAATCCAACTGGTTAAAGTAAATACGTAGGACGTTAATAAGCTGGTTGAAATACTCTCGGTTGTATTCCATACCGGGATACGGCAACGCTGGAGCCTTAAATTCCTCCATTGCCATGGCTATCTCCTACCGTCCGGTCGCATGTCAAGACGAGGGGCACCCAACTGCCAAGCCACGCCCAACGCTGTTGACTCCACCTTCATCGCCAACTGCCGTCCACGCACTCGTGTGTAAACCTGACCCGTAAACTCTTCAATGGGTAGCGTTGCGATACGACTGATGGATGCCGAACTGGAGTTAGCAACTGAATGCTCTGCGTTAGTCGCCTTATTGACAGAGTACCCTGAGCCTGAATTTTTAAGGGGTAACAGGTACATAGTCATAGACGGAGTCGTTGCATCGGACCCCCTGAACGTCACATCCGGCAGAACCCTCCAAACAAAGGCAAACTTGTCGCCATCGTCCAAATCAAACTCAGAAGATGTTATGTAAGAGGTGATTGCCGCAGGTGTGCCTGTTGCATTGTCGTCGTTGCCGAACTCTTGGTTGACCAGATTGTTGATGTAGGTCGCCGCCAGCGGATATTGACTCAAGCCCGAATCCAGCCAAGCCGTACGAGCCAGCGTGCCAAAGTACCAGATATTTTCTAGGTAGTTGTAAACAACATAACGGTCAATTGTCGTGCTATTACTAGAACAGTAGAACCACCAAATCTCGTTATAGGACTCGTTGGTGCCTGAGAAAATTTGACCGAACTGATCTGTTGAGATGTTATTAAATATGTATTGACGTAGATCACAGTTCAACGTCTGTGTACGACCATCGTACTTATAGAACTTGTCAAAGCCCATCCAGTAAGCCACGCCGTTAGCGTAAGCAACTGAGTTCTGGCTAACAATTGATGTGTTCTCACCAACCAACTGCGCCGCCCAGACAGCAGGTGCCCCAACATACTGGAGGGAATACAACGCCGCATCGGTCCAAACGAGAACTTCCTGACGGGCTTGGGTTGCCGTGATGATCTCTGAACCACGAGACAGTCGCAGACTACCTGCTTGGTTTGTTGCCGCCGGGGTCCAGTTTGTTGCATCTTCTTGATCAGACCATCGAACCAGCATCGGGTCTTGTACGGTCGATCCGGCCTCGTTACATCCAAGGGCAAAGACAAAGCGGTTAATATCCGAAATAATTGTGAAGTTCTGAACAGTGGGTACCCCAGATGCGTTGGCTAAGTTAGCCAAGTTCTCACCACGGGAGAGAATACGGTGCGTGCCTGACTGTGTGCCAGACGTGTTAATGGCAGAACCACCTACAGTCGTAGAAAGATTGAAAGT